GAAGTCAACCAGGCCTTCAAATCCGGCTTAGGAGCCTTCCCCGTTACTACACGGAAAAGGTCTAAGGCGGTTTGTCGGTTGATTGTCCGTTGGACCTTACGGCCCAACAACAATTCTTTCAGGCTAGGTATGAGAAGCCATGGCAGGATTTCTCCTGAAATGACTTTCAGATTAGTCTCTGCAGACCAGTTGAAACCCTTTACAGGTTTCTTCCACGACCCGGTTTTACCCGTGACCTTTCGGCCCAATCGTTCGACATGTGTCCGGCACTGCCGCAATCTAATAGAGACTTCATCTAGTAATCTTCCAACCATAAGGGTATCAACCTTACCTTGGAATTTCCTATACCTCCGTTCAAGATAGCCAATTAGTTTCGACTGATCAACAACTTGGACCCCAGTGAGTACCTTGTCAAGTACCCTCTGGAGCTTAAGCTCTTCCATCTCCTCCCCGGAGAGACGAGACTTCTGACCACATATTTTATTATACGGGTTGATCTTCAACATCCATTGCTTTACCTGATCTTTCGTCAGGCAACTATTAAGACGAGAAAGGGTAATCTTTCGATCCCCCAGTCTACTCAACTGGTTATATACCGTTCCGAGGAACTCAAGAGGAGGGACACGGGTGCACCCCGAAAGGGCACCACATGACACGGGACTTACATCCACGCCGTCACGCACCCGCCTCTTTGCAAACTCGAAATCAAGCCCCGAAGGGCTAATCACGCTCTTAGACATACTTATTTGCACGCCTAAACATGAGAGGACATCAGTATACAACTCAGCAGCTTGATCGGAACCGATCACAATGTCATCGCCAAGCATCCAGTACTTAGGTGGTAAGCCTAGTATCCTGAACACTGTTTGTACGAGGACATGATGAGTTAAAGAAAAGATGGCCCATGAGCTAAGAGCACCCATGGGTTGTCCTACGCCGTAACGGATCGTTCGGGTCAAACCGAACACTGTGTAGTCCCGCTGTAACACGGCACTCCACAGTTCTCCTAGACGAGGACACAACCTCTCAACCACGAGTACTTGCAAAAAGACAGGAAACCTATCAGTTGCGTTCTTCAGGTCGTAAGAGTACTTAGGAACCTTTCGTTCTCTAAGCATACCCTCTACCGCCTTGATCTGATCGTAAGTATAATCAAAGGGTATTCCCTTCAATGTTTCCATTGCGAGACGATGCAAAGGACTCAGTGCTAACTGAGACCATGTATCGAGGATGGCTATGTGCCTCGTCTTACCTCCTTTATCCGGGATCGCCACCACACGACCAACAGACCCCCCATTACTGGGATGATCTGTCGTGGGCAAGGTGTAACCGTAATAGCTCCACAATTTACCAATTTGTGTTGCTAGCAACGGTCTCCCCCAAATTTGAGATAGATCCGTGCATGCAGACAATAAAACTGGGCCGTTAGGCCCTTTCTTTACTGATGCATACAAAGGTTGCTTCCGCTCCTCCCCTCCCAATCTCTTGAGAGGGTAAGATAAGAATGTGTCCTCCTTCTTCCGAGGGAGAAACCACTCCAGAGTTTTACGAAACTCAGGAAGAAACCTTTCATTAAACTCTTCAAGTCGACCACTGAATGGAGATTCAATGGACCTGACATCGACT